TACTCGAAATACAAAGGCAGCCTCGTTGGCGATAGAGTGCGCGAGCTATTGAGTGAAGACGAACTACTTGACCTCAAGCGTCCAGTGGCATTGATCGAGGCATTGACACAGAGACTTCTTGAGCAGGCCGAAGATTCCGGTATCATCAACGCCAAGACACGGTGTGCTCTTGTGAAACTGGCGGAGGAGCAGTCCAAAGCGATGGAGCGATATTACCGGGTCACTCAAGGTACAAAACTCAAACACGAAATCTCAGGACCCCTTGTGATCCAGCGATATGGCAAAGATAGTTAGCCCCTATTGGTTCCAGGATAGGACTCTCGATTCTAAGGCTCGCTACATCGTGATGATTGGCGGGACGGGGGGCGGAAAAAGCTGGTGGGCCCCGGTTTGGCTTGCGAGCATCATCAATGAGGATAACGAGCAGGGCGTTGTGGACGGCCGTTACCTAGCGCTCGGCCCGACAGCCGAGATGTCCCGGGACCAGATGCTCCCTTACCTGATTGAGCATTACAAAGGGACATCCCTTGAAGGCGAATGGCAGGCCCAGGCTAGGATATACCAGTTGCCAACTGGTGGCCGGATCTACTTCCGTTCGGCCGAAAAGCCAGAGAGGATCGAGGGGCACCACTTCCGGGCAGCATGGATAGATGAACCGGGGCAGATGAAGGGCTTGGTGTGGCCGATAATTCAGGGCAGGACGGGATATTACAAGGCGCCCGTATTGTTCACCGGCTACCCCTGGGCGATGAACTGGTACTACCACGAGATCTTCAAGGTCTGGGAGTCGGGCGACCCTGACTACGACGTGATCCAGTTCCGGGCGATAGATAACCCGGAGTACCCGAAAGACGAGTACGAGAGGGCGAAGAGGACCCTCCCGGGGTGGATGTTCGACATGAGGTACGACGGCAAATTCAGGAAGCCGGCTGGCCTTGTCTACCCGGAGTTCGGGGAACACCTTTTCGTGGATCCCTTTGATGTACCGGAGGACTGGCCCGTCTACATCGGCCTCGACCCGAGCGTGTTTTTCGGGGGCCTGTTCCTGGCCTGGAACGACGGTATTTACTATGCGTACTCGGACTACTATACGGAGATCCTAACGCCGGCGGCAAAGCATGCCAAGGAGCTATTGGCGAGGGTCCGGGGGGTCCCGCAGGGATGGATCTACGACCCTGCCAGGCTGACGGATGCGAACGAGCTGGTCCAGCATGGCGTGGGGCCGCTCGTCAAGGCGAACAACGCGGTGCTTACCGGGATAGGGACTGTTACGGGTGTCATCAAGGAGGGCCGCCTTAGGGTCATGCGCGGGAGGGCGCCGGCCCTGGTGGACCAGATGGAGAGCTACTCGTTCCCGATGGACCCCGTGAGCGGGACCCTGGGAAAAGAGAACCCGATCAAGAAGGACGACCACCTGCCCGACTGCCTGAGATACATACTGCACACCCTCGAGGGCGCGCCGACCGAAGAGGGGCAGGAGGTCGTGGAGTACTACGACCCCGTCTCGATCTCGCCGCTATAAGGAAGGGCCATGCCGGAGGAATACCGAGGCTGGATTAGAAGGGACGAGGCCGAGAAGGTCGAGACCCTTGACGATCTGATTGAGCAGATACGGGAGATGGAGGGCGTCCCGGGGCCAGCCGGCCCCCCGGGGGCAGATGGCCAAGATGGGCAGACACCAGTGAGGGGGATCGACTACTTCGACGGACTGGATGGGGAGAAGGGCGAAACCGGGCCCGCTGGACAACAGGGGATCCCCGGCCAGGATGGCCACACACCTGTCAAGGACGTTGATTACTCTGATGGAGAAGACGGCGCTCAAGGGCTAAAAGGTGATACCGGTGAACAGGGCATACAGGGCATCCAAGGCCCAGCAGGCCCAGGCTGTTATGCTCTGGCTATAGTGGCGGCGAGCCTTAGCACCGTTACAGACTCTGCAACTTATTACTTCGGCAGCCTTGCCGGGCTGGCCCCCGGCACGACGGCGGCGCGGTCACGGATTTACGTGCCCAAGGCAGGGGCAATAAAGGCCGTCTATGTCCACACCAGGGCGGCAACCGCCGGTACTGCTGAGAATATTTCGATGTATGTAAGGCTCAACAACGCCACCGATACGTTGATTCAGACAGTTGGTCTCGCCGCCGCAGAAAGGCTGTTCGGTAACGTGGCCCTGAACGTCGCGGTTGCCCAGGGTGACTACATAGAGATCAAGATGGTCTGTCCCGCATGGGCGACGAACCCCGTCACTTTGGCTATGGGTGGGGTCGTCTCTATCGAGTAGGAGACTCATGAAGAAGATCAAGATCGCGGAAGCAGAACTCAAGGAGAGGGATGATTCGCTGTCGCTTCTTTCGGAGCGCCTGGCTGACCTGGAGCTCGCCCTCGAAGACGTGAACTGGGTCCGACTCGGCCTGGAGTCCGGGATCGAGTTCTCCAGACAGGGATTGACAAGGATCTGCCAGCTCGCGCGGATGATGTACCTCAAGAACCCCCTCATACAGCGCGGCGTCAACGTCCAGGTCTACTACGTCTTCGGGCAGGGCATGAATATAGGCGCCAAGGACGAGGCGATAAACCAGGTCATCCAGGACTTCCTTGATGACGAGAAGAACAAAGCGGAGCTGACCTCGCACCAGGCGCGGATGTACAAGGAGGCCGACCTCCAGGTCGAGTCAAACATCTTCTTCACATTCTTCACGAACACCACGACCGGCAGGGTTAAGGTGAGGACGATCCCCTTCGACGAGGTGAGCGAGATAGTCAAGAACCCGGAGGACGACAAGGACCCCTGGTACTACAAGCGGGAGTGGGCGCAGTCCTCGCTTAACCTGGAGACGGGGACCGGGCAGTCCAAGCCGATGACCGCCTACTACCCCGACTGGAGGCATAGGCCGAAGGACAAGCCGAAGACCATAGGCAAGAATGAGATCAGGTGGGAGAGCCCCGTCTACCACGTAAGGGTTGGCGGACTGTCTCGAATGAGCTTCGGGGTCTCCGAGGTGTACGCCGCGATCGACTGGGCGAGGGCGTACAAGGAGTTCCTGGAGAACTGGTCGACGATAGTGAAGGCCTACGCCCGGTTCGCCTGGAGGGTCTCAGGCGTCTCGGGGGGGGCGACAGGGGTCGAGGCGGTGAAGAGGAAGTTCGCGAGCACGCTTCCCTCGGGAGTCGAGACGAACCCGCCGCCTGTCACGGGTTCGACGCTCATAGAGCCCGGAAGCATGAAGATGGACCCGATAAGGACGGCCGGCGCCACGACGACCGCGGATGATGGCAGGCAGCTCAAGCTTATGTCCGCGATGGTGTTCGGCATTCCGGAGACCTTCATGGGCGACACGTCGGTCGGGACGCTCGCCACCGCGAAGAGCCTCGACAGGCCGACGGAGCTCAAGATGGTATCGAGGCAGACGCTCTGGGCGGACATCCACAGGAACATAATCAACTACGTCCTGGCGCGCGCGGTCGAGGCGAATGTCCTGGAGGGGACAGTCACCGAGGAGGAGGACGGCACGCCCAAGCTGGAGTTCGGGGCGGGCGTTGACCCGACGGTGAATATAACCTTCCCGCCGGTCCTCGAGCACGACGTCGTCTCCATAGTGGAGGCCATAGTGGAGGCGGCCACGCTCGGCGGCCAGGTCCCGGCGGGGACGCTGGACATGCCGACTACCTCAAGGCTGCTTCTTACCGCCCTGGGCCAGGACGACATAGACGAGCTCATCGACCAGCTCTACCCGGCCGGTGAGTCGGCGGCGGAGACGAAGCTCATTCAGGCCATAAAGGAACTCAGGGAAGCGGTGGCCGGTGCATAAGGGTGGCCTGGTCAAGTCGGACAAACCCTTAATTTTGGACACAACGCATTATATACCAGTCCGCTATGCGCGCAGGCTCAAAGAGTTTGACATGGGGAACCTGACCCGGAGGATTGATATAAACATTCTCGGTGAAGAAGACAAGCCCAAAATACTTGAGGCTCTCCGTAATATCGAGGAGGCTGTTAAACGACTAAAGCGCGAGCGGGTCCTCGCCCCGATCCGTAAGGACCTCGAGGCCAATATGCAGACCGTCTTCCGCAAGCAGGGGAGGCTCTTCGCCAAGGGGATGGTGAAGTACAAGGGCCTATTCTCGGAGGCTTTCGGTGAGAGCGAGATCGGCAACATAGCGGGCATCGTCGAGATCGACACGGTCGAGGAGATGACCGGGGTGATCCACGCCGGCTCGAGCGCTGCCATGGAGGCGGGCATGTCGGCCGCCGCGGAGTGGGGCGTTAACGTTGCGCTTGCTTTGAAGAACCCCCGCGCCGTTGAGTGGCTCGAGAGCCACGCGGCCGAGATGGTGACGAAGATAAACGAGACCACCCGGGGGGATATAGCGAGCCTTGTAAAGCGGGGGGTCGAGGAGGGCTGGTCCTATAACAAGACGGCCCGCGAGATATCAGGCAGGTACGAGGAGTTCGCGATCGGCAAGCCCCAGCTCCACATAGAGAGCCGGGCGCACCTTGTCGCTGTGACCGAGAGCGCCAATGCCTACGGGCAGGGCAACCGCCAAAGCATCGACACGCTCACGGCCGCCGGCCTCGAGATGGAGCACGACTGGAACACCATGGGGGATGATCTTGTATCAGAGGGTTGCCTCGAAAATGAGGCCGCCGGTTGGATCCCGCTTGACGAGTCCTTCCCCTCGGGGGATGACGAGGAGCCGCGCTTTCCCGGGTGCAGATGTTACGTCGCGTATCGCAGGGTCGGAACCGGGGAGGGTTAATGATTGAGAGCGAAGGTACGAGGATTGTCCAAGACAGTGCGGATGACGCGTTCAAGACTGTGATCGAAGCCGAGAAGTTGAGAGTGCTAGAGATCCCGGTGGAGATACTTGACATAGAGGTTGTCGGCTACGCCATGAGGATTGAGGCCAAAGTCGGAGATCAGGTCATGACCTTCGACCACGTGGCCACATTCAAGGAACTGGAAGAGCGGGATAGTGCCAAGCGGGAAATCTCAAAGGTGTATGAAAAGGCGAAACTGTTTTCAAGGGCAAAACCGTAGGAGGTCATTGAAGTGGAAGAGCTGCTTGCAAGACTAAGGGAAGTCGGGCGCGTCATATCCGCCGTGAACGAGACGAAGATCAAGGCGGCGATAACCGCTCTTGAGAACGTGCTCTCCATGAACGCCGGCGGGGCAAGCGAGGCCGAGAGCGCCATCGCCCAGGCCGTGGAGGTACTGGCCGAGGTCGAGGAGGCCGACCTCTCCGAGATAGTGAGGCAGGAGGGCTCCAAGTGGGTCCTCTACACCTCGGACGGCAAGAAGAAGCTGGGCGAGTACGGCACAAAGGAGGAGGCCCTCAAGAGGGAGAGGCAGATCCAGTTCTTCAAGCACCAGGAGTCCACAGACCTCCAGGAGCCCTACCCCAACGAGCACGCCGCGAGGGTGCGCGACCCCGGGGACTTCCAGGCAAACAGCTTCAGGAGCGTGGTACTGCCTAAGTCGAAGGGCGGCAAGGGCGGCGTGAGGATGGTGATCGGAAGGCTCAAGGGGCAAACCTCGACCACCGCCCAGACCTACAGGTTCCCCGCGGACCTATACACGGCAGCCGAGGCCAAGGCGTGGCTGAAGGATAACGAGGTGAAGTACATCAGCTTCGAGCAGGCCACGGGGGCGAAGGAGGCGCAGGAGGCGGGCGACGAGTCCCACGAGGAGCTCAGGAAGAAGCTGAGCCTCGCACTGCGGGACAGGATGGGCCTCGGGTCCGCGTCCGAGGGGCCCTGGGTCAGGGACGTCTATGACGCCTACATCATATACGACTTCGGCGCAAAGACTTACCAACTAGATTATGCCGAGGACGCCAACGGGAAGATAACGATCGGTGACGCCACCGAGGTCGTGGCGAGGACGGTTTACGAGCCGGTCGCCGAGTCATTCGGCGGGGACGTCATACCACTGGCCGAGAAGGCGCTGGGCGAGGACGGCACCATCGACCTGAGGATAATCCAACCCGGATGGGGCTCGAGCGGCTACTACTCAAAGGAGATGCTCAAGCGTGACGCCGCTGTGTACAAGCCGGGAACTAAGATGTACTGGGACCACCCGACGGAGTCGGAGGACAGGGAGCGCCCGGAGCGATCATTGAGGGACCTCGCCGGGGAACTCGTTACAGGCGGTACCTACAAGGAGGGGCTCAACGGCCCCGGCGTCTACGCCAAGGCCAAGGTCTTC